CGTCACGAAGTATTCGTGGCTGCCGTGTACCAGCGCATTCCAGTTCTCCACAATCTCGTTGTAGCGGATTTCATTCGCGTCCCGCGCTTCATTGGCTGCAATCGTGTAGGAATTACAGAGACTCAGCAGCACTTGCCATGACTGCATGGCCTGTTTCGACATTGCGTAGCGCGGCGTCGGCGGCACAGTGGTGCCATCATAACTCATTGCCGTGATTTCCCAGCCTTGCGCAACCAGCCATCCAACCGCCTCGTCTGGAATGTTCGAGATCGTTTGGGTGCTCCACCACAGGCTGAGATACGGATTATCTACCCTATCCAGAGTAATGATGTTCTGATCGGGGTCGTGGTATGGCACTACAGGCATGAGTTATCTCCATTTTCCGGATAGGACAGTTGTCATGGACACGGATTCATACGCCCAGTCCGCTGAGGCGGAAAGCCATAGCACTGCGGCAACCGCCCTTACTCTGGGATATGAAATATGGTTTCGTCCTGCCGTCCACTCGCCTGTTGCGGCCAGGTAGGCCGAGTAGTCTCCACCAGCGACCGCCGCCTCGATGGCTGATTTGCCATCTGCCGCGGCTGCTTCCTCCGACGTCCCTGTGACTACGGCCCACGTCACCGTTTGGCTTCCAGCAGCGACCGTCCCTTGAATGTTTAGGATGCGCCCATGGCTGTCGGGTCCGCCGAGTCGTATCGGGCCAAGTAAAACGTGGGAATCGGTTTCGTCTGTATCGAATGGCCAGAATCCGCCCCTTTCGACGTCATAGATCCATGAAGGCGCTGTTGTCAGGTGAATACTCACCGACCGCGTAGCGTGGTCGTAGTCGAGAGCACAGGCGTCGTCGTCCACTGAAATCAGATGCTCGGGTATGACGTCCTCCGACAGCGCCTTCAGCCCGCTTCCGTCCACGGCTACCGAATAGAGCCCGCGCGAGGAGAGAAAGTACACGGTATCGTGGGCCACGCACCAGGCGTCCGCCCCGATGATCCCTACTTGGTCCGACACTCGCCGCCTGGGACCGGTGAGGGGATCGCCCTGCTGGACCCAGGTTTCACTTGCAGTGAAGCCGAGTAGGTAGTGATCCTTGTGCGGAACCAAGGCCACAACGTTATCGCCCTGCTCGCCGGCCAACGACAATTGAAACAGGGCTGGGCGCATCTGATCCGATACGTCCGAACTGAAGGTGGTGTCCGTGTGGTCCCCCATGCGGGTGGCGGTGACCGCTTGACCGGAGAACGTCAGCACGCGGTCGCGGTAGAGAATCTCGGACGGGCGGGCGTCGGCCGCGATCCCAGTGAAACTTCCGCCTCTCAAGCGGCCGGTCAGGCTATCTTCGAGTCTTACGTTTACCGAGTACGGAGTAGGAAATGGTCCTCTGGCTCCTGTTGGCACGACCAGTCCAGCCCGCCTCACAACCCCAAGGCTCGGAAACTGGATTTGCATGGTTCTACGAGGCATTGACTGCACCTATTCCTAGGAATCCAGGTCTCCTCCGTCCAACTTGTGAATTTCCCACCAGCCTTCGTCGTAGTCGTACTTGTACCGGCGCAGCTTGTTGCCCATTTTCTTGGCCATCTCAAACGCCTTACGCAAAAGGGGCATCACCGGATCATCCGGGTTCCGGGCGACAAGTATCCTGTACATGCGTCTGTGGATTTCGCAGATAGTTTGCTTGCTGTGCGGATTCTCTTCTATGTTGACCATAATCAGTCTACCAATCTGGCATGGGCTTGAAGTGCTCAATGAGCCACTTTAGGTTGCGCGTGGCCAATGGCCACCTGTCCTTGAGCCACAAGTCCCTGGAGTAGTTCCGGGCCGCCTCTTGCTCGACCGCACTCAGCGGATAGGGGAAGGTCGATTCTCCATTGGCGGAGAAGTTGCCAGTCCGAAACAGATGGGCGAACCACGTCCGCATGTTCGTCACCATCTTTCCGCCAGATAGCCATGCTTTTGCGCCCAACTCGAAACCATACTGACCCCAGCTTCCGTGCTCTTCATCCATCCCGCCCAACTTCCAGAATCGCTCCCGCTCCATCAGAAAACAACACCCGACACATATTGGTGTTTCCACCACTCGTTCTCTGTTCATCTGCTTTCGCACGCTAGGTCGCAAACGGTGGGCGGTCCAATACTGCATCCGCAAGTTCGCGTCGAATCGCCATGATACTGTTGGACCTACCTTCCACTTCGGCTCCCAGACGAGCTTCATATACAGGTCGTCCTCGCCGCATTGCTCGCACTTCTCTGGTTTGCTGCCTTGATAGATCCCATGTCCGCAATTGTTGCAGCACCAATCGAAGGCGTGTAGGCGGTACATCTGCGGAATCATCGTCCAGTCCGGCTGCATCAGCTCCATCATCTTCACGTCGAACCCGTCGTCCATGCGGCAGTGAGCGTCCAGTTTCATGATGTACTTCGCCCGGCTCATCTGCGCCCCGAGGTTCGTGGCTGCCCGCTGTCCGATGGGGGTTGTGGTCTTGACTACCTTGACGCGAGGATGATCCTGAATGCCGCGTGCAGGCGGCCACTCACCATCCAAGATCGCAATGACCTCCGTGTCTGCCTTCGCGTGTGCCAATACGTCTTCTACCGTCTGCGCGTGGAATATCTCACCCCTGCCAGGGACAAGAACACTTACGTCTTTTGCGAATCCGCTTGACATTCCTGTTTCCTTTGCTGGTTCCACCAGTAATTGTTGGTGCTCTTGCGGCTTAGGTTGTGAAACAGGCCGTATTTGTCATGGTCCACGTCGCCGCACCAGCGGCCTGTGGGAAACACGTACAGGGTCGGGCCTTCGATAGATGGTATTCCCGTTGCCTCGCTGTACGCTTTCCACTCGTGATAGAAGCCACTGTCTTCTCCTTGGGGGTAGGGCCGCCCTATCAAGTCCTCTCGATACCCACCCAACTCCCAGAACAGTTCCCGCTTCATGGCGAAACTGTTATGGTGCGACTCGATTCGGCTCCGCTTCTCCAGAAGCCCCCAGGACTTCAGGAATGCACGATCCGTGACCAATGAACCATCCTCGTCCAACGCCCCAAAGCACCGCACGAAGTGAATGCGGGGCTCATCTCGCCCTACCACAAAATCCAATAGCTTGCGCGTGATTATGTGGTCCAGGTCGAACATCAGCAGGTACTCGCCTTGCGCCAGACGCGCCCCGGCGTTCCGTGCCAGCGCCCACGTCCATGGCCGCGTGTCGTGCGTTCGGTGAATGGTCACTGGAAGGTCGGATGTGTTTTCAATTGGCGGATCGCTGCCATCATCCACCAGGATCAGTTCGGTGGCGTCGGGCAGCCCAATCCGTTCCATATGAAGCAATTGCCGCCGTAAGGCTTGGTGGCTATCGAGCACCGGGATGATGATGGAGAGCTTCATATCTGTTCCCAGAATACAGTTGGGGTGTAGTCCATCGTGGCGTACCAAGGCGAAATGGAGTGACAGTGCGTGTAGGCGTCCACGGCCTTAATCACGCCAGGCCCCTGCATGACCGTATAGTCGTGCAAGAGAACCATGCCGCCTTTGCGCACCTTTGGAACCCAACAAATCAGGTCCATCATGCACGGATCGAACAAGTGGTCCCCATCTATGAACACGAAGTCCAGGGAGTCATCGGCAAAGGTCGGAACCGCCTCCATGCTCGCTACACGCATGATGGTCGCCCTGTAAGGTTTGAGGGCCTCGCAGGCGGCCTGGTATATGCTTTCCTGTGTGGAAGTAGATCGCCTACCAGTGTAGGGCGCGTAGGGATCAACGCACGTCAAGTTTAGATTCGGGTTGGTCTTGCACCAGATCGACGCGCTGTCCCCCAGGTAGGTGCCGATCTCAACGCCTACCTGGAATTCCATATCGCGCATCATTTCCGCCAACCCAATAACGCCAGCCACTTCGCCATGCCTGCGACTCCGGCGCAGTATGGTGACGATAGGCAAGTTGCGGCGATCGGGCCTGTACTTGAACTTGAAGTTCTTTTCCAGGGCCGCTTGAAAATCCATGCAGTCTCCTTACTGTGTGCCAGTGGCCGTAGCGGTCGGCGTGGCGGTGCTCGTGGCAGTAGCAGAACCGGTGGCAGTGCTCGTGCTGGTCGCGGTCGCGGTCTTCGTGCTCGTCGCACTGGCCGTGGCAGTGGAGGTCGCCGTGGCGGTTTTGCTTGCAGTCGCGCTTGCCGAGCCCGTCTTTGTTCCCGTCGTGCTGATCGTGGCGGACGACGTGCTCGTGGAGGTCGCCGTCGCGCTGGCGGTGCTTGTGGAAGTCGGCGTGGCGGTGCTCGTTGACGTCGCCGTAGCCGATTTGGTGCTGGTGGACGTCGCGGTGGAAGTTGCCGTCGAGCTCGAAGAAGCCACGGCCGCCCCGATCTGGCCGTCGAGGACCTGCCAACGGTACGTCGTGGCCGTCAGCGACACGGAGATCAAGGACAGGAGATCCCCTGCATTAGCGAATGTCGCGCTGGTTTCCAATGCGGTGTTTAGGCCATTTGCCGCCGTAACAACAATGTCTCCGCCATCCGTCAGCATCCGCAGCACGAAGCGAATGCCGGGTTTTGTGGGATTCGCCAGGATGCGAGTCTCCGTCGCAGTGGAAGTCATCTCACAGATTTGGAGATCCTTGTTTGGCCGAATGGTCTTCCCGTCGCCAGGGTCGACCATCACTTTCGGGCCGCGATACAGGTCGTGGTGAATTCTAAGTGGACTTGACATGAGGAACACTCCTTGTGGAGAGAGGAACAGGGCCGAGGCCCAGAGGAACATGCCCTACGCGAGGGTAACTCCGATGTTTCCATCAAGCACCTGCCAGCGGTACACCGCCGCCGACTGAGGCTCGCCTTTGGTTTTCGTTACAGAGATCAATTCCAGAAAATCCCCGGCATCCGCGAAGACGGCGTTCGTTTCCAGGGCGACATTCAGTCCGTTTGCCGCATACACATTAACGTCCCCGCCATCTGTCAGCATCCGCAGGGCCAGCCGAATGCCCGGCTTGGTCGGATCGTCCAGCGTGCGGGTTTCCGCTGCTGCGGATACAATCTCGCAGACAGACAAATCATCCACTACCCGAATCGTTCCGGCGCTGCCTGGGTCATCGAGTCGCTTGGGACCTTCATACAGGTCGTGATGGATTCTGTGGCTCATGAGGAACATTCCCTTCGGAAAGAGGAACAGGGCCGAGGCCCAGAGGAACATGAGTATCAGTACGGGGCGTCGCTGTCGTAATACAGCGTGAATGTAACCGTCCCCCTCGCCGTCACGGTGATGGTTACTTGCGTGTTCTGTATCATAGCGTTTCTACTAAAGGTTTTCGCCGTCAAGTGTAAGCGTTCCAATGCGTGAAGCTCGGAGGTAATCCGGGTCGTACAAGTCCGTGCGCCGTTCACCGCGAGGGGAATCTGGCCCCAGTGACGTTGGAGAACTACGCTCCTGATCTGCTCGAATGGCCAGCGGGAGCAGCTCTTGGAATCGTGTCGTGTGCCGCCCGTCCTGCTCGTCAAAGTTCCTCTCCGCCGCCGCCAGGCAGGCTTCCGTGATGACCGGAGAAAGCGTTTCCCCCCCAACCGGATATAGGTTCGCTTCATCAATCATCGTCGGCCGCAGGATCATCGGAACTCGCAGGACATAGGCCGCGTCGGGCGTGGGGTACAGCGCCAACCGCTTCCTGGAACCCGCTGTTGGGGCGAACTGCACCGTACGCACGGAGTAGTAAATGGGCCGGT